TTGTTAAAGTATTTTTTACACAAATTAAGAATCATGGTGCTTTAGAAACTCATATAGGTCTTTAAATCGCCTCATTGCAAGTCTAATGTCCTTGGTGGACAGATTGGTATAGTTTCTCATCGTTTCTAAAACAGAATTCTTATTGTATTTTGGACCTCCGTTCATCGTATCAAATGCTGTTTCCCAATTTTGTAAAATTTCTACTAAAGATTCACCGACTTTTCTTTCGTTTTCGTTAAGTTTCTTTTTTGGTGGTAGATTTTCATCATCCATTTCGTTTTTTATACCTATAACGATTTTTTTTAAAAAATCATCCATTAAAAAATCGTCATCATCTATTACATAACTTAAATCTTTTCTATCTTCAATATTGGAAGAGATGTCTTCATACGAAGCGGTTTGCTTTGTATATTTTTCGTCCTTAATAAGAAGTCCTAAAATGTAATGTTTGCATATTGTCCCATAATAAGAATAAGCTTTTTTACCTCTTGCATTTTCAAACTTATGAGCTTTTGTCATTAGAAAAGAAAGGGTGTCACCATGTAAATCTTCAAATGTTTCACCCTTTCTATACAATTTATATCTTCTAATAATAGATTCTATCATTTTATTCAATGGGTCTTTAAGCCACTGATTATAAATTTTATTTCTCTCGGTATCGTCTGTTGATGCTAAATAATCGTTAACGGCTTTTTCCTCATCAGGACCAAAATACATTTCGTTTTTTCTTTTGCGTCCTCGTTTGTTAACCATTTAAGCGGTTTGAGTTTGATATGTTATTTTTCTATCTTTTTCGAAATAGTATTCTTTTTTAGCTTGACTTAACCACCATCTTGCTTCTGCAGGGTCCATTGATTCTTTATAGCTTTCGAATAAAGATTCAGGCCTTTGGTTTACGTGTTTATAACCAAATCTAGGAATTGCCATAACTCTAACATCTTTAAATGTCATTCTTAATAAGAACTCATAAATAAATGTTAATTTGATGCTTGGTTTAAACCCACCGAATTCATCATAGATAGATTTTTTGATTACAATACCATCAATACTAAAGTTTTGATAAGTCAGTAAAGCGTTTAAATCTAAAACACCCAATTCATCTGAAAAACTGTTGGCCCATACAGCTTCATTGGTAAAACCAATAAAGTTTCCATTGGAATCCGTATCAACAACAATTGGCATGAATAATCCAACGTTGTCATGTGCTTTTCTGTATTCAACAACATTTTTAAACCAAATGTTGGCATATTCATCATCAAATTCCAAAAATGAAACCCATTCAGATTTTGCCTGTGATACACCTACGTTGATTTGGCTAGCGAAGTCAGTTTCACCATCATTTTCAACAATGCTAACAATGTTTTTAATACTTCCAAAATCAAAAGATTTAATGTATTTTAAAGTTTCGCTATCTTTTGGTGTAACGATAACTAATTCATCTGGTTGAACTTTTTGTAATTCAACGCTTTTGACAGCGTTGGCAAACATTGGTTTTGTAATGTCATTCAATTCGTGTACTGGTAAAATAACCGAGATATTTGTATTTTCTTTCATGTTTATATTTTTATTGTGCTTCAACTTGTGTTTTAGCTAAAATGTTATTGAATTCTTCTTTTCTTTCAGAAACTAAATTTGAATATACTTGGCTCAAAACTTCTTTTTGTTTTTCTGGTGTATATTTTCCAGTTGATTCTTTCATGCTTTCTGTTAAATCGCTAGGTACAGAATCTTCTAACCATACTTTCATATAGGTAGCAATTAACTCTGGAATGTTAAGAGTTGTATTTGTCCAAACACCATTGTTTTTAATTGCAACATTTCCAGACTCATCGGTTGTTTCCATCCATTCTGGAACCATATTAGGTATCTTACCAATAATAGGCGTTGCACATTCCATAGCTTCAATAGGAAATGTACCAAATCCAGAATTGTCGTCAATCCAGATAGCCAAACAAGACTTACCTAGTTCATCAGCAAATTGTTGTCTAGTTAAACCACGCAATTCTTTAAATGTTACCCATTTGTACATTGGATATTGGAGGTAGAAAGACTTGGCAATTTTAGCCGTATCTGCTTGGTTTCTAGTTAAAATAGTAACAACAGGAATTTTTGGTTTATCACTAGGTTTAAAATAAGTCGGGATTGAAACAGGTACTGTATGTACTCTAGTCAAAGGAAAAAGACTTTTTACATAATTTCCTTGTTTTTCACTAGTAGTAATAACATGTGAAAATCCATAATCTAAATCCCATCTTTTACCTATTGGTAATAATTCCAAAAGATAATCGTAGCTTTGACACATTACAATTTTTCTACATGGAAATCCTTTTACTTGGTCCATGATAGTAGAGAAAATTTCTGGAATAACGATAAAGTCAACTGGTGAAATGTTTAAATTTTGGCTTTCAATTGAAGCGTGCGGCAGTGCGGCGTATTCTTCGCCTAACCAATCGGAGATACCCATACCAGTTTCATCACCTGTTAATTTGTAGTCATTTTTTTCATGTAAAATAACCGCTTTGTAACCTAATTCATTGAGTAATTTAACATGCTCGTAAATGTTTGCAATACCAGCTGTTGGGTTACCCTTTGTGTCTAACGTAAAGAAATAAAGAGTAAAATCTTTATTGTCTAATTTTTCAATAAGTTCTTTGACTTGTTGTTCTTGTTTTTGTTTTTCTTCCATATACTTTTTTTTGGATTTATTATTATAATTCTTTTTCTTTTAGAATATTTTCTTTTAATAATGTATTGAAAACTATTTTATAACCTAATGGTGTTTGAGCTAAGGCTCTGTCTGAACCCAAAGTATCATCGCTTTCGTCTTCATAATCAATAATATACTCAATAAATGTTTTAAGTAAATCGTATTTTGTTGCATCAACTTCTTTGCTTCTTGCACTTGTTCGTTGAAATACTTCACTCATTACGATTTCGTTCTTTTCATTAAGTGTTGTTTTTTGTTCTGTTTCTGAATTAATGTCTTCAGGGTTTTTACCATCTATAATGGTGATAGCTTTATCAAAAGCTTTTAAGTCTATGTAAAAGACTGAGTTTCCAAATTCTAACATAAATTAAATTTCTTCGTAAGTTGTTATTTTTGTATTTAAAATTTTATTTCTAAGATTTTCATCTTTAAAAAATTCTAAAACTGAATCTAGTTCTGAATCGGTTTTAACATCTTGATTATAAGATGATTTTATTTTAATACCGATTTTACCACTAGGTTTATTTTTTAACGCATCAGGATTTGCGGTAATCAAAACATCTAAACCATCCCATTCTTTTTTTGAATCTTTAACAAAACGAATCTTGTCTATTCTGCATCCTGTTTTGGATAAAAAGAAGAAGGTTGATGGTATGCTCTTGTTGGCTTCTTTGCTAACAAGTTCAATTTCGTGTTCACCATCATCTTCGATGTCCATTAAAAATTGGTTGAAGTGATTCATTAAACCATCAGACATTTGGTCTGCATGACCAAAAATTTCAAGCGGTGCTTCAAGATAGATGAATTTGTTTAAATCATCAATTGTATTGAATTTAAAGAATTCAATAAGGTTAAAATTTGTAACATCGCCTTCTTTGATGTCGGTTTCTTCGATGTACTTGTTGTAAGTGTAAGTTAATTGACCAATAAAATCCCTTAAAACTTCATTTATAGATATACCTATTTTCATGCAACTATTATAGTTACAAAACTCGATAAAGTCAAGTAATTTTATTGCTTTTTTTATTTTATTGTGGAGAATTTTCTAAATTGTTAAATACCGCTTCAATTTTTTTAATCAATGGGTTTCTAACAACATCTTCTTCACCTAATTCAATTGTTCCAATTTCGTCTAAATGACTAAATTTTTCCATGATGAATTTTAGCGCAGAATTTTTTTTGTTTTTATAATCAATTTGTTTTGTGTCGCCTAAGAATATCATTTTGCTATTAAACCCAATTCTAGTTAAGATTGTTCTAATATTTTCTATTGTGATATTTTGAACCTCGTCAATGATTATAATAGCTTCATCAATGTTGATACCTCTCATATAAGCAATTGG